GTAGCCCCATCAGGTAACGATCCTGATGGAGAGCATACTGCCATAACTCCTGAAGAACTGAAAGCTAACCTACATGTCGCTATGCAGTCTATTCTAGGTGACGGGAGAGTAACAGGAGAGTCCCCTGCAACAGTGGAATCAGTAACTATAAAGATAGCCGTAGGGTAAGCCTCAGGACAGCCTCCGTCTGTTCTTGCGAACTCTCTATTAATTATAAAAAGGAATCTTCATATGGCAAGCGTTAACGACCAGTTAGTCCTCCTAGCAGGAAAAAGCACAACAGGTAAGTCTCACGCCCTCATGGGGCTTAAAGACCCTGCAGGAGTATTGTACCTAAATACAGAAAGTGGGAAGAGACTCCCCTTTAAGTCAGGCTTCCAAGAAAAGACCATTACGGATCCTCTCCAGATTTATGAGGCATTCACTTGGGCGGAAGACCAACCCACCATTCATACCATAATAATTGACAGTCTAACTTATCTCTTAGATATGTATGAAACCATGTATATTTACCAAGCTGTAGATGGTCAGAAGGCTTGGGGAGAATTCGCTCATTACTTTAGAGCGTTAATGCAACAATACGTAGCCAGCTCAACTAAATCAGTAATCTTCACTGCGCACACCTTAGACATTCTTAATAAGACAGAGATGGCTATGGAAACGCGAGTCCCAGTTAAAGGATCCTTGAAAAACAATGGGTTAGAGTCTTGGTTTAGTACTGTAATCGCATCTAAGAAAGTGACTCTGAAAGATTTAGAGCCATTCTCTTCTGACTTACTAACTATCACAGATAGAGAGAAAGTACTTGGATTCAAGTATGTGTTTCAAACACAAGTAACTAAAGCAACCCTTCACGAAAGTCTGCGTGGCCCATTGGATTTATTCACCGTACCAGAAACATACACGGATAATAATATTCAATTAGTCTTAGACCGTCTCACTTCTTATTACAATTAAAGGAATATTAAAATATGTCATTACTAGAAAATCTTGTACAAGATGAAAACATTGCAGGTGAAAACGATATTATTGGTGGTAGTGTCCATGATTCAGGACTGTACCCGGCAACAGTTACACTAGCCTACTTAGGTGAATCCTCTGGAGGAGCAACAGCATTGCACCTAGAGTTTAAAGGGGAACAACAGCAGAACATACGTACCACCATTTACCTTACTTCAGGCACTGCTAAGGGTAAGTTGACTACCTACCAAGATAAAAACAATGAAACCCAGTACCTCCCTGGTTTCTTAGCCGGCCAATCCCTATGCAAGATGACAACAGGTAAGCCATTAAATAAAGTAGATACCGAGGAGAAAACAATCGATATCTACAATTTTACAGCTAAGTCTGATGTACCTACTAAAGTACCTATGATTACCGAGATGATGGGCAAGAAGATTCTTATCGGGCTAGTCAAGCAAACGGTAGATAAGCAGAAGAAAGGCGATGATGGGAAGTATCATGATAGTGGTGAAACCCGTGAAGAGAATGAAATTGATAAATTCTTCCATGCTGAAAGTCGTATGACCTCCTCAGAAATACTTGCTAAGGCTACAGTAGCGAAATTTGTAGATACCTGGAGCGAGAAGAACACAGGTATCACACGGGATAAAACCAAGAAGAAGACAGGCACTAAAGGTGCGCCTACAGTTAAAACACCAGGCAGTGGCGGTAAGCCTACAGAGAGCTTATTTCAGAAGCCTGTAACTGCCCCAGTACCAACACCTGCTGCCTCTAAGTAACAAGTAGCATAAGTATTTGGGTGCCGACAGGCAAGACATCGCCATTGAAGTCCTTAATTGGACTACTGTTTTATAGCTTCGTTGCCAACACACGCGGGAAAATGCCCTACATGCACATTACGTAATCCCCATAATTAAGTGAAGTTACGTAGCTTGGTATCCTAGGTCGGCTGAAAAATCATAACTAGGTAATGTAGGGAAGTTGTTGGAAATAACTAGAAAATATAAGGAATCACTATGGAAACTCCGCCAATACAAGAACCCCCAGAATTTATAGAAGTAACAGACCTTGGCCAATTTATAGAATTCACTACGGATTGGCATGCTAAGAAGGTTGCTGAACTAGAGCACATCTTACTTGTACCCGCAGGTAATTCAGTAGAAGTAACCGATAAGGCTACAGATACCACTACTGAAGTAATTCTTGAAGGGGATAAACTAGTTGGTTTTAAAGCTGGAATAGAACTAGCTTTAGCATACCTAGGATCACTGCCTTTCACTGAGATCCCCGAAGTCTTAGATGATGAATTAGTTATCAAAGAAGAAGGTGTTATTAATGAGTCTCCTCAAGAATAACTTAAAAGTAGTGGGGTTCGATCCATCACTCAGAAATTGGGGAGTAGCGGTTGGTTATTTAGACACGACTACACAAAACCTCACTATTGATGATTTAACCGTAATACAGCCGATTATCTCTACTGGTAAACAATTACGCGTTAACAGTAAAGACCTGGAAGCAGCACACCAATTGTATCGTGATGCTATAAGTGCCACACAAGGCGCTCATGCGATTTTCGTTGAAGTTCCAGTAGGTAGTCAGTCAGCTCAAACAGGGCGTGTTGCTCAGTAATGGGTAATATTATAAGTGATTGAATTCGGTGAATCTCCTAACGTAGAGTCGAGGACGATACCGAGCAAAGCTTAATATTGGTAAACCATAACAGATTAGAGTAAACTGTTTGGTATTACTACATATGGTAAATTATAATGTGCAAGAAAAGGGAAGAAATAACTTCAATTGAGTTTGATGGAAATTTCATCAAAGAAGATACTCCTACATATCGTGGAAACAGAAGAGATAGAATGGTCAGGTTACGTTGCATTGTGTGTGAGTCAGTATTTACTGCTGTATATGCTAATGCAAAACGAATCCGACAAAAAACCTGCTCTAATCAATGTGGGGGTATTCTCACCAGGAGAAATACTGCTTATCGTGCAGACACCCACCCTTTATACACTGTATGGGCATCACTTAGAGATAGGTGTAACAACCCTAACAATGGTAGGTACCCCCGTTATGGGGGTAGAGGTATTAAGGTAGCAGAATATTTCGATTTATTTGATGACTTTTTAAAATACGTTAGTACTTTAAAACAGTACCCGTACACAAATATAACAAAGAATTCTCAAACAATCTCTATTGATAGGATAAACACAGATAAAGGGTACGAGGTTGGTAACCTTAGGTGGGTAGATGACTCAACTCAAGCAGCTAATAAAACTTGGAAGAAGCCTAATAGTTCCTCAAAGTATATAGGTGTAATTTTCTGTACCACCAACAAAGCTTGGATTTCTAAACTTCAATGGAAAGGGAAAATACACTCTCTTTATTATGGACACTCAGAAGAAGAGGCTGTTACCGCCAGACGTAATTTTATTAAAAAATATAATTTACCGCACCAATGTTAAGAATGTGTAACGACTATCCCATAGGGGAGTACACCATAAGCTATTGATGGTGGAAGCGGTCACTATCCGAAAGGATAAAGATATAGTCTGATCTGTGTAGAAACACGCAGCAGTTCATAAGAGAACGGGTAGAGGTGTAGCGACCTTTATTGAACATATTGCGAGCAATGGCCTCATACGGCATCTGTGTGGGCGTACTAGGAGCATTACGTGCTAGTGGCATACCTTTCTTTGAAGTAACTCCTACTGAAGTCAAATTAGTTAGTGTAGGTATTAAAACAGCTACTAAGGATCAGATGATTAGTTGGGCTGTAGATAAGCACCCTGAAGCCAATTGGCCTATACAGACTGTTAAGGGCTCTCCTAGGATTATTACTAGTAAAGCAGAGCATATGGCTGATGCTGTGGCTACTATTTATGCAGGCATGGCAAGCAACACGTTTCAACAGTTGCTGTCAATGATGGCAGCACAAACTAAGAAGGAGTAGAGATACATGGAAATAAAATTAAACCAAGAAGAAATTACTGTAGCTGTAGCTGAGTACTTAATGCATAGAGGGTACTCTTCAGTAGAACTAGGCATTCCTGTTGTCTTCACCCAAGGTAGAGGCCCTACAGGGTTATCTGCTGAATTAGTCATTATCGAGGCTTCTTCAGTAGTATGTAACCAAGGGTTACTAACAGAACCTGCTATTGACACCCCAGAGGTGGAAGATACTCCTCAACTTGAGTTAGTTCCCCCAGCATCAGAAGATGCAGAAGAGTACCCAACTACTAGCATCTTCCATCCTGAAACGGCGGATGCGTAGCATAATGGATGCGCTTAAGTTTATTGGGGGAGTTACGCTTGCTGTTGTGGCTTTCCTAGGAATATCCGGGATTGTTCTCTTCTTTACAGCTATGGGAAGCATTCTAGCCTCAATAGCCATTGTAGTATTAGTACTAGCAATAGCTATTGCGGCTATTAAAGGTGCCGTAACCCCTGATGAGGAATCTTCAGAAGTAGAAGAAACCAAGAAGAAATAGGCAACTACGTGAAATAGTTATACGGTAAAGATGCGCTTCCCTGCCGTACTCACAAGAAGAGGGAAGCACCATTAAGTAGTAAATAAAACGAACCCCACAGTTACTTAAAACAAGTAGCTCCTGTAGTAAGAATACGCTGTGGGGTTCGTTTTATTTGATTACTGCTAACGTAGTACTTATCGTGGCTAGTTCATCTAACACATAAGGGTAATCTAAAGCACCAGGGCGGAAAGGACTGCCGGAACCACTGAACACAGAACTATCTAATACGATGGGTCCTAGGTTCATAAATTGATTTAATAAAATCATTGTAAACACTCTTCCAGGATTTTCCTTAGACACTCTCATTAATTCCCTTTGAATATTAATAAAGTACTTAGTAAACAAGGTGAACCCCATATCATCACTGTACTGCATACCACGGTGTAGTGGGATATCGTAATTAACAAAAGCATCACTTGCACGCTGAACTGCTTCATCATGCTCAAGAGGATCTTTCTTACGTGTGGTTTGGTGCTGGTATAGAGCGTACCTAGCAACGAAATCAGACATTTGAGTCAAGTGTGCCAACCCTTTGTACATCTTCCCGTCACGGGTCATATAGAGCGTTCTGGCTGCACTTACAACACCTGCTGGTAACTTATCTGATACCTTATCTATTTTCCTAGCTAGAGCACCTTTGAATGAGTAGATATCTTCACTCATATCAACGTCCTCAACAATGGTAGGCATCAAGCCAGCTTCAGAAATTAACACATTAACTGGGTTATTAATTATTGCAGACTCAAGAACTTTGATGCGTCTCTTAATCTCAACATCCTGACCTAGTGTGTAACCTGTAGCAAGTTGGGTCTGTAGCTGATCTAATTCTACGCTATCAGCTCTGTGTTGCGCTGCACCTTTAAATGCCACCAAGGTGTGCTTAACCATGTCAGACCAAGAGACGCCCTGTAAATGGAGCATTGTAAAGTTAGCAAATATGTTACCAGCAAGTACGATTCCTGACTTTACTACAATTATGTCTTTAATCTCAGTGACTACCCCTTGCCATATGTTCTCTGCTTTCGCTACATATGCTGCGATACGTTTGGAATAGTTCTCTGCTTGCTCTTCCGTCATTCCTTTTGTGGTGCGTGCGTAAGACTTAACCACTGCCTCTACAATACCGATAAGTAATTTCTGAGCTGCATTAATACTTTTTACATCTTTTATACCATGGTCTAAACCAAGAAGCTTAAGCCTCGTACGCTCAGTAACTGATCGTCTAAATGGGTCAGCAGCAGACACCTTACGGTACCCAAAGAGGATATCTAAAGAATCCTTCCTTACCATTACACTGTCACCACCCCAGATTTCCTTTATGTCTTTCTTGGTCTCTCCAGGCAACCTAGCGTAGATAGCACGTAGCTCAGGGTCATCACTCTTAGGGCCAACTGTAATATAAGAAGCACCTCTAGTAGCAAATTCAGACTCAAACTGTTCACGCATAGCTATGAACGCTCTCTTGTTATCAACAACAGTGGCTGGCTTACCTAAAATACTGCCTCCTGCTGCACCTAATAATTTAGAGAAATCATTATTGCGTTCTAGTAAGACATCCTTTGTACTCTCAGCCATTAGGTGACGCCAACCTACTGCTACGCCCGCCGTATTATATATAGGAGCCATGTAGTTACCTGTCTCCTTAGATAAGTCACGACTTGGGTTAGTAGTGGTATTTCGTAATTTAGCACGATGAGCGTTAACCGCTGCTACAGCACTTGCATTATGTGCTCCGCCTGTAGCGTTTATACCCAAATGCTCAATACCTACTTGAGTACCTTTAGCTTGTTGGCTTCCGTAACCTACAACTCCTGTAATCTGTGGTGCCATACCACCATCTGATAACACATAAATATGTTTATCTTCCCCATTAGGATCAGAAGGATCTTTTGGTAATAAACTTCCCTTAGTGTAATTTAAATACTCTAATTCTTTACCCGCTGTTTCATTAGCCGATAATAATGATGTATGTGGGTTATATATCTCAGGGGTGTAACCATGCATCATTAACGCAGGATCCCCCTTAAACAATTTAGCTTGAGCTTCCTTCTGTAACTGCTTAGAAGTGAGGAGGACGAAAGCTATACCATTACCAACAGTCTCTCCACGAGCATTCTCTGTTTGCATAACTTTCTTAGCTAATGAGGCTATGGTAACTACTTTGTTATCAACTAGAGTTGTTCCTGTTGAATAACGTAATGCATACAGAGCAATTAAAGGATCCACAACTAGAGCTGCTGCTTTCTTCTCTGCAACAGTAAGGTTCTTTGTAAGCCCAATCTGGTTCACTATCTGGTGTGTATTATTCTTCAGATTTGCCACACGAGCAATGCTAGTGACTACTGAATAACCTAAAGCATTCGCATCATCAGTAAACTGTTCCCTAGTAGCTGCACCAAACACATCTAGCTCAGTCTCAAGTTTAGCAATCTCTGCTTCTATTGCGGTAGGGTTATCTAGTAAGTTCTCTATCTCAGTTAGAGACATACGCTCTGTTAGAGAATGTAAACCAGTACGCATAAACACTCTAGTGATTGCTTTCTTGGTTTCCGCGTCTAGGTCTCTACCCTTATTAATGAAGGCACCCATAGCCTGTTTAGCTAGTGTATTACTATGACTTACTTGTTCTTGTTCACTCAATGTGCGCATACGGAGCAACATACTGAATGCTTCAACAGGGCCCTTAATGTTATTAAGTAATCCTGCAGCAATACCCAATTGTCCCTCATACGTCTTATCCCGCATGACACCCATAGTGTCTAAGAAGGTATCTAAATGCCTCCCTGCAGCAAGACTTAATACTGCTGCTGGTGCTCGTATGAATACATGAGCTTTCTCGCTTATTAGAGGGTGTTTAAGAGCTTCTACGGTCTTCTTCAGTGCAGCATCAACCCCTTCCTTAATTGCCTCCTCTACAGGTACTAAATACGCTCTATTCTGTGATTGTTTGCGTTTAAGGGTATGTCGGCGTTTAGCCTCAATACTAACCAATTGCCCTACAAGAGACTCTAACTTGAAATCAGCAGCTTGACCTGCATAGGTTCCAGTAATTCTACGTTGGAAAAATTCTAGTACCTCAGTAAATAATCCTTCTAACTTTTCAATAAAAGTCTTAGCTTCTGCTTTATCTGAAATCTTAGTCTTCACCTGTAGTAAACGATTAACCCCTTTATGCCCTAAACCTAATGCAGCAAATCGGGATAGGTGATCTGAACGCTTATCTGTACCGGGAGCTATCGTAAATACGAAATCATATAAAGCTGTAGCCTCTTCTAAGGTATTAGTAGGAAACGCTCCTCCTAAGAAATCCACTGGCTTAAGACGCTTACGGGTCTCATCAAATAATTTAGTTAGCTCACGATGTACCGTAGTAGTAGTTATTGCTTTATCTGATAAGGCAGCACGCATGGTAACTTCAACCTGTTCCATAACGAAATCTTGTTGATTACTACCTGTGAAACCAGAAGCTAAAATACTACTAACGAAAGGAGCCTTACCTTCATCTAATGCTTTAAGCCAAACAGCTAAAGGATTCGTTGCTTCATCCTTACGCATACTCTCTTTAAACGCACCAAATGGACCATGTAACGTCTCTACTATGTCAGTCAGTACGCTACGTAGTCTATTCTGCGTTACACGATCTAAGGCACGGTTATCCATAGCATCGAATATTTCTAGTGCAGTGTAGTTATCGATGGCTTCCATTGGCGCCGTTTGTGCTGCCATAGAACGCGTAACTACTTCGCCCTCTGCTACCGTATTCTTTTGTTCTTGTCGTTTCTTAGCCGCCTTCCTTGCTACACCCCCTAACTCGATAATACTGGTTACATCATTTATTAATGTAGCCATACTATTAGATGATGCTTTTGGTGTAATCTGGAAAAGGAGATTAGTGATTAAATCAATAAATTTCTCTAGCCCTGATTTAACTTTAACCCCTACATCTAATTTACCTAACACCTCAACTTGGAAAGTACGGTTAGTCATCCCCCAGGCAACTAACTCTTCTAAGTTCCTAGCCGCATCGTCAGTACCAATAAGTTTAGAGAATTTCTCTTCTAGTTCTGGAGTTGTTTTTATATGCTTTTGTGCTGCAGTCAATATCCCTTTAAGAGAGGCAATGTGCGCTTCTGTTCTCTTACCTGGCTTAGATTTAGTAATTTGAGTATGTACAGCGGCATGAACTAACTCATGCAATATAACTTCTGGGCGCACTGCAGAATCAACAAAATCTGAACCAAGGATATATATACCTTCATCAGTTAAACTACTAGCAAACCAGGCTCTAGCATTAAGTACTCGCTCCCCTAGGATCTCACTCGTCTGTGTAGTTTTAGTTATATATTTAATTTTAAAATCGGGGGCAATAGCGCGTTTTAATACCTTTAGTAATTGAAGATTAAATGCCGCATTAGGTAATGTAGACCCCTTGCCGTATTTACGCTCTAGCCCTTCAATAACTCGTTTAGCTGTAGTATCTGGGTTCTTCTCAAAGAAGGTTACTAACTCAGAATCTGAAGAAGTACTAGATTTTCCTATTAAGCCAAAATCAGTTTTCACTACTGGAGGAGTCTGCTTCTTAGCTTTAGGTGCAGCCTTCTTCTTAGAGGCCGTGGTTTTAGCTCTCTTAGCAGCAGCCTTCTCAGCAATTCTCTTAGTAATGATAGGAGCCAATTCAGCTTGAATTAACTTCAATGCTTTAACTGTCTCCGCGTCAATTGAGTCAGTTAGCTCGGCCTTCTTATCAACAGCAGCCTTACGATCAGCAGATGTAACCTTATAATTACCCCCTTCAAACGCGTATTGGTCAAAGGATTTAGATTGGGCTAAGGTATCAAGTTTTACTGTGTCAGCTTTAAAAGCTGTGCTCTTCATATTCTGAACCAGTTTAAACAGCATTCCTGTATCAAACGCAGGAACTGTAGGATCATTTTTGCCCTTATCTGCCATGTCTTCTAATGAATCGACAAGATTCTCAAGAGCAGCATCAGGTAAATTACCTACCTCAGGCATGGTTTCGTACCCACGGAGGGTACGAGTGAATGTGGTATAGACTTCCTCAGCAGGAGAGTAATTTAACATTACATTAAATAATGACGCATTAATACGTTGTGCTGCTTCCTTCAATTGGCCTACACCAGCGCCTACAGCATCGAATACATTCAACTGTTGAATTTCTGCATTTAAAGAAGCGAGTAATGTAGCAACTTCCATTGAATGTGTAAGTAGAGGAACCATACGTACACCAGGATCAGCAGTAGTTGTTTCATTCCCTTTAACAGTTATGCTCCTCTTACCTGTTCCCCTGAAGGGGACACTATAAGAGGACTTATCTTCATACGTAGAATTTTTGCTGAGTTTACTTTCCTGTTTAGATATTAATATGCCTTGGTCTATTGGAGCATCCTTGCCCCCTAAATTAGTCATATGGGTAGCCACATGAGGGCTAAAGGCCTTCAATTTCTCACGTATGGTAGTAAATTGTTCTGAAGTTAGATCATGTAATGGAACCCGTACCCCTTTCTCTATTCTGAAGGGAAGCTTTGCGTGCGTATTTGTAGGATCGGGATCTACAGAAGCATCCATAGCAGCCTCTTTGAACTCTTGGATTAAGGCAGTCTCTATTGATGAAAATACAGCATGCGTCACTTGAGTACCCGTGTTAACTTGCTTCCGTTGTTCAATAAGAGGAGCAAAGTCAGCCTCTAATGTGCTCTCTACAGCTACACCAAAGGTATCAATAAAGCCTTTCTTCAGGGCTACTATTTGCTCCTCAGTAAGAGCAATTTGACGCTTTCCTGTACCTACTTTAGATCCCATTAATTGTGCAGAGGTAATCTTCTTAAAATTTATTCCATGAGAAGCCCCCCCACGTTTTAACATGGTATTGAGGTTAGTGATTAAGACATCCTTCTGTGACCCCTTATTGTCATCCTTCAAACCCTCCAAACCAATATCCGCAATCTTCTTATAGATAGCTGTAATGTAGTCTTCAGCCATACCCTCTACAGCTTTCCTAGTAGAGGAACCAAATGCTAGTGCAAGTACTGGAGTCTTGGTAATATCCCGTCCTGTTTTATTTACAACAGGGTTTCCATTTATATCCTCACCCTTTAACTCACCAGTAAAGTAATAGATGCTATCTACTGCTAATTTTAAATTTTTAGGAGAAACTAATTGAGTTCCCCCATCCTTAGAAAATATACCAGTAAGGGTCAGGCTATTAATACTCTTGATGATATTAGCCGCAGTGGATTCATACAGATCAAGATTACCTGCACGGGAACGCCATAGATTAAATTGGCTATCCTCCTGTGCATCACTATTTTCAAAGAAGCCACCTTTATTTAATAAGGTGAATAAATTCTGTACTGCTGTCTTCGATTTACTAGGAGAAGCTGCACCGAGAGCAAGGTGAGACAACATTACTCCATTATTCCCTCCATCCACTTCTCCCATCAGTTGAGTAGAGAACTTCCATTGAGTATCATCACCAGCATCCTGAGCCTCTTTCCTAGCTATCTGGAACTTAGCTAATGCCATTAGTGCGGATAATGAATGGGTCTTCTCTTTGCCCCCTTCTACTGCTTTAAGCACAGCCGCTTGATGAGCATCACTCATAGTAGTAACGTCAGGATTATTTAGCATGAAAACAAGCGCGGTCACACCAGCTTTTATATCCTTAGAAAAGATGATGTCTCTTATTTCTTCAACAGATTTAGAATTATCCTGTTTATCAATTTTGACCCCAAGCCCCTCACCTGCAACTAACAAGAAAGCATCAAGATTATCCTTAGTGATCTCTGTCTTCCACTTTTCTCGTACTAAAGCAAATCGGTGGAACTTATCTGACTGAGGGTTAATCTGTGTAGTTTCAATACCTACACGTTGAGTGACCTGCATCTTATGACTGAAGAAGATAGCCTGTAACACGTCAGGCACACCGTCAGTAAACATCTCACTAACGTAGTTAGTTAGATTATCAATAGAACGCTCTATAGCGTCATTATTGGCGTCTATACCAGGGATAAGAGCGCCATGTTGTTTAGCAGTACTCTTTCTGCCTAATATCTTACTAAGGTTAGCTCTATCAATAATACTAATAAGTTGCAATACCGCAGGATCTAAGAAACTAGGAGTAGCATTCTCTGCTTCTAATATAGCCTTAGCAACCTCAGGAACTTTTTGTCCTCTTATATCTTCTTGGGCAAATGAAACAGGCTCACTAGTTGGGGCCTTCAATCCAGAATCCACTGAGAATAGCTTATCTAAAATACCTTGAGTACCTTTACCCGCAGCAAGAATTTCCTCAGCTTTAGGAGAAAGTTTATTAGCTCCTATTTTCTGAGGAACTTGTACTAATCTAACAAAAGTTTGAAAAGATTCATCTCTTGGGTCAATAGGAATGAGATTACCAAACTTGTCTGTTTCAGCTCGAAGTGCAGACATTACTTGGCTCTCAACTCTAGTAGTCTCTACTACACCGATATCATGTAGTAATTTAAATACTTGTCCACCAAATGCTGATTCCAATTGTCCTGGTAAATTTACAGGAGTATCTTTATTCGCCTTGAATCCTAATGCCTGTACTGCGGGCATCCCCATTGAATTGACTATAGTACTTTGAAGAGAACCAACAGAACCAAGTATTGCCATCTCTTTCCTACTGACAGGAGTGTCACTACGTCTACCAAGTAGAGCGTTAACCTCTCTAGCCCCATTAACTCGTGGACCTGCAGCTGCAGATGTAAGCCAGTTAAATGCAGCATATGCTATTGCTGTCTTAGCATTTTGCTCTATATCAGGGTTGCCATCCTCTGCTCTTGTAATTAAGAATTGTAGTAAGTCTCTGTGATAGAAGTCTGAGTCATTCTTGTTCTTGTCTTTCTTGAAGAGATTCCTTGTAATGATTGCTTCCCAAGACATATTCTCTTTTGTGATAAGGTCCTTGGTATTCGGACTAAGGTGTAGATTCTTAAATAGCTGAATAAATCCCTTCTGCTCCTCTTTAAGCTTACCTTGAGGTAAGAATTCTAGTATCCCACTGAACTTTAATTTAGGAGCTAAGAAGTCCTTAACAGCTACCAATGGACGTAAAGTAGTATCCCCTTCTCTATTAAGTACTTGCTTAAAGAAATCAGCTATAAGGTTACGTTTATCGTAAGCCTTAGGAGCAACACCTTTAGCGGTCCTTTCCGCCTGTAAAACAGCGAACCCTTGCACCTCCTGTGGAGTCTCAGTTGATACTTCATCCTCTACAACGGTATTTGCATCTGTTGTAGGCTCCACAACTGGAGTCCACACACCTGTTCCGTTATCTTCCTTGTAACCTTGATTATTAAGGTGATCAGCTACTTCCTGTTCCCCTATATTAAATGCTCTACCTCCGACTACCTTATTTCTATGTGTTTCAGTATCTGTAATGATAGTAGCTCCAGCAGCAATAGCTATATCTATACGATCAGTATTAGGGGCAACTCTACCCTTACGAACACCATTAGCAGAAATAAACACAACATCATCTGCCGTAATAGTATCTGGGTTAACAGGTATCTTTGCTGCTTTAGCATCCTTAGCATATTGGGCAGTAGCAGAGCCTTCTACCCCCGCACCAATGAAGACAGTAGCCTTATTTGCTTTCAGTTGATCTTTAGCTAAATGAGCACGCCCCTTGCTATCTCGTAGTGTTAGTTTAAAATCTTTTTTGATTTTAGTAATACCAGATTCAGGAGCTATTCTCTCATTGGTTTTATTGGCTTTTCCTTTTTTGATAGCATTAACTAAAGTAAGCACTTCTCTCGCTAATGTTATTATTTGGCCCGCGCTTTGGTTTAAGAATTCATCATCGGCAACTCTAATAGCTTTACGCCTAGCCTCTAAGAGAGGTACGTCTTTAGGGCGTGCTTCCTCTACTTGCCCCAATAGATTAAACAAAGCATCGTTCAACCCATCAAAGGCCTCTCTAGCTACAGCAAATATTGCATCATATTTCGGAATGCCTGCTTCCCCATTTTCCAGAATACGCACATTCGCGTCATCACTATTAATGTCAATCATTACAGCTAAATGCTTACCTATCTCCTCTATTAACTCGGTAATAGGGCTATTTTTACTAAAATCTAGTTGTGAATCTTCTACTTCTTTAAAGTCTTCTTTGCTAACTTTATTCGTATCTTTTAATTTCTGTGCTCGTGCTTTAGCCTTCTCGTCGGCTACCCCTTCAGCTAAACGCCTTACTGAAGCCTCCCCTAACCTGGGGTCATCTTCTCGTATAGCGTCGCTTGCTTCTATAATGTCTTGTCTTCTATTTTGAGCTTCCTCTGCAAGTAGGTCTCTAGGGAGTGTAGGGTCTTCTACAATTGGGCTACCATCGAAACCTAAGTCAGCAGAAGTAAGAGGAGCGTCCTCCTCCCTTACTTCTTTAAGGGCTTCCCCTTTAACTTTAGCCTTACCTGTTGCTGTTACTTCTTTAAAGGCGGCTTTACTAACTTTGCCAGTATCTTGTCCTGTTGCGTCCTCTCGTGCTGCTGCTGTTTCTTCTGCTGGAGTAGGCGGTACGTCATTCTGTGACTCTGCTGCGCTCGCATTCCTAGCATCTGCTTCCTCGTTAATTGGTGTATTAAATCGGAAATCCCTTGCTGCCTTCATTGCTGATAATGCTCTTGTTAACGCTACTGCTTCTTTACCAATAGCTGGCACAATATTCCGTGACTTGGCTTCAATTACTAGCCCACCATTCTTAGCTATTTGGGCCTTAACAGTTATTGTTTCTTCCCCTTCCTTAACTATGTCTGTAAAGGGAACCTCTGCAACGAAGAATCCCCCATCCTTTGCATGAACCTGTACTTCAGATATCCTATTTTTATTATTGTTTACTGTTTGAAACGCAGCCTTTACCGCAGCATCTTTACTAGTATGTGATTTAACGAATTTAGACAGTAAGAGTATCTCTGCCTCAAGTGCAGCTTTATTACCTGTAGTTAATGCTTTGGCTGCAGCTGCATTATATTGTTTGATGCCTCTATTATTAGCGTCAGTTGCATGCCCATTAATAATATCGGTATTTACACCTTTCACTCCCTGCAATGCGTTTAGTGCAATACGGGCTGCTGACAATTCACGTAGTAACGCTCTCTGAGGCGTTGTAAGCGTATTACTTTCATTATTGGCTAACTGCTTAAGCTGTGCATCTGATATCTTGTCAGGGCTTGCCATAGCCAACGTAACAACCCTATCTGCATTCTGTGCAGTCTGCTCAGGTGTAGTTTCTGTTGTAGAGGACTCTGGAATATCTTTTAAGTATTCACGTATTCTATCTATAGCTTGTGCAGGTTTATCCGTATCCTTTGTTGCTTGGTCTAATGCCCTTAATATACTATTCGCTCTTCTAGCAGTAAGATGTACTTTATCCCCAACATCATCTGCCTCCACAATAGACCTAGCAGCAGCTAAGGCTTTTGCTCTATTAGGAGATACCTTAGGCGTAGGTGTGTCTACCTCTTGTACTAACGTATCTACATCAGTAGGTGTGATACCTGTAGTCTGTTCCAAGATATCTCTAGCAGCAACAGCAGGACCACGTAGACCTTCTAATTTAGCAATCTCAGCTGTAGTATTATCTGTATTAGCCTTACTAGGTGGATTATCAATAATGGCTTGTCTCTGAGCAATGGAAGAGTCAATTATTGTTTGTCTTAGCACCTTAGTAGCAGGATCATCCTCAGTCTCTTGTTCCAAGTTCAGAGCATCTATATCTTTCTGTGCAGCATCAGGACTCTTGATTATCCTCTGCAGGTAGTCTATACGGTCATCTAAGCCAGTTACTATCTGATTGGCTTTAACTATGTTGGCATCCTTAGTTTCCTGTGTAGCGCCTTCCTTACTGCTATTACCGTGTAATGCTTGTATGGCTGCACGAGGAGCATAGGATTCAGTAAGAGGGTCAGTAAGGGCATCAACATTACCTGAATCTATTGCTTCGGTTTGTGAGGCAGTTACAGGCGCGTCAGGAGCATCGGCTTTTGGTTCAGATGCTGATGTAGTAGCAGCTATTGCTGCTTCTGTGAGTGCTCTACCACCCCCTGCTAAGCCAGCACCACTAGCACCACCAATCACACTACCTACATATATATCTTTAGCAGAAGCATCTTCACCTAGTATCTTACCCTCAAAGAATGTCTGTGCCCCTTCTGTAGGTGCTTCACCAACGAAACCTTCAGCACCTGCTTTACCAATATTCTTAACTGAATTAAGGAAGTTCTTACGTATTCCATTCTTAACCGCGTCAGTAAGAGCCCCCGCCGCACCTAAGGTAATGAAGTCACCTACTGTCTCGGATAATACATGAGCAACAGCAAACTTGCCCATTTCGGATCTCTCTTCCAGTGTAGGCTCTACACCATCATTTGCTTTAGTACGCTCTACAATACCCTGTTGGAAGATATCCATAGCGAAGCCAATATTACCGGCAGTCATAACGCCTATGCCTACAGGACCAAAAGCACCTACAGCTATCTGGGGGATATTCTCAACAACCTGTTCAGCTATGGCAGCAGGGTTAGTAAGGATGGCACTACCAGCAGTAGCGATTAAGTTACCTACACCCTTAGCTAAACTCGCTGCACCAGAGAGTACATCCCCTTCAGATATACTAGCTAACCCTTCTTTAACTGCCCCAAAATCTGGGTCAAAATTACGACCAATATCTGCTACAAAATCCTCACGGTTGGTTTGCTCAACTAGTCCTGTTAGATTAAATGCCTCATTAGTTGCTATTGAACTATCACGGGAACTTTTAGATGCCTGGAATTTTTCTAATACTGTTAATGAACTTTCATCAGGACGGTGATTAATTAATGCAAGATCCGCAGGAGTTGCTGTACCGCCCTGCTGTCTACGTATAGCTTCCCCTTCCTGGTTAGTAACATTTTGTAAGAAGAGGTTACTAGCAGCACTATCTGGTAATGCAGCTATACCCCCAATAAATCTAGACGCTCCAGAAGCTAATGAAGCACCCACATTCACTACATTACCTGTGAAGGACCCAGGAGTTAAACCAAGTTGCCCAACTAAGGAAGCCTTAGTAGCCTCCCTTTCAGCGGCTCTCTGGGCGTTACGTTGATCAGCTCCTACAGCGAATTCACTTAATCTCTGTAATTTACCTTGTGTAATAGCAGAGACATTCTCTAATTTACCTGGGAGTGTAGCCTCTGCTTCTGCCTGTCTTGAAGCAAGGATTTGGTCGATATCAAATGGATTAGCCATATTTACTCTAGAAAATTAGTTTTGTGTTATTTGCTTAAAAAACGCCGCTTTATCCTCAGGAGTAAGTCTACCGCCATCAGTCCTAAATGGGGTAGGCGCTTTGACCTTTGCTCTATCAGCTATCTGCTTATTTACAATATCAAGCCCAGGAGTAAAGCTAGAAAGGAGACCCCGTGGGTCCGGTAATTCAAGACTACCCCCTGGTTCCGTAAAACCAAGTGCGGTAGTGCCCCGTAACCCTAAATTAAAAGCAGCGCCTAATTTTCTAGGACCTGCAGTAATTATATCGCCCACGAGCCCGAAAGCCTGATTAAGCTTATCTCCTACAGCAGTACCTGCACCTTTAATAATCGCAGCATCCTTACGTATTCTATCTTCCTGAACATCAGAAGAGAATTCTTCACGCTCCCCATTAACTATCTCCTGTGCCTGCTTTGCCCTCTTTTTATCTATTGCACTTAGCCCAGGCGGTGGAGGTGGAGGCCCATCTTCTGGATCCTCTTTATCAGGCGTACCTTCATCAGGGGCAGTAGTAGGTAACCCGAAGAATGCAGCTTGTTGAGCCCTAGCCCCACCTCGTTCTATCTCTAAAGCATCACGTTTAATGACATTATTTTTTATCTTATCTTGGACGCTATCAAGCCCAAACTGCTGCTCAATCCCTGCTAATACCTTAGCATCACGGCCACCAAAGAAGAAGCTCTCATCCCCTATACTGTTTAAAACCTGTATAGCACTCTCTGAAGGTATGCCCTCAAACTGAGGGTTTGCTTGCATGACTCTACTAAAGCTTCCCATAAGAGTATTTTGAGTATCGTCTGAATGGCCACTAATACCCTCTCTAATCGAAGCAATACCCTGTGTGGTATTAGAGGAGTTAGCACTATTTCTCGCAATACGCTCAGAAATTGCGGTGAACTTAGCATTGATGTTCTCCCCTCTTGCAGTTTGGAGTTTCTGAGCGTTTAATTCCTGTGCAGCAATGGCCGCTTCACCATTAAACCTCCCTATTATTAAGGGGCCAGGGTTAGCTACACCATTATTTGTAGCCTCAAGTTCTGCTTGTAGTCTATCCCCCGTGGCAAAATCACCTGTAGCAAATGCTGCAGCAATTTCATCATTAAAGGGTTGTTGTTGTACTTGTCTCGCAGCCTGACGCTCATTAGCCTGATTCAGTAAACCTATAGCGTTGTTCTCTTCACGATTAGCCTCAGTTTGGGCGAAATCTAATTGAGCAGAATCAAATTGCTGCTGAGCAAGAAGTTCATCCCGTAAAGCTACACCACGCCGTTTCCCTGCTCCTCGTGAGAGCTCCTGGGCATCAATAGACAACCTTTGTCTTAGCCTATCTATTTCAGGGCGTACTGCGTCAATACCAGCTTGATCAGTAGCACTGTCAAGAAGCTGATTAATAGCCAGAGTACCTTCAGTATCCTGCCTATCTAAAGCCCCCTGGTTAGCCTCCTGCCTCCGAGTAAAGATATCATCAATAGAACTAAAAGCTCCTCCTAAGAGATCTGCTGTAGAGGTTATTCCTCTAGATGATGTAGCACCTGGTTTTGGTACAGCTACGTTCTGAAATGTAATTGGCATTATGCTATCCCATCCTCTTTAAGTGCTTGCTCTACAGTTCTACTTCCGCCATTTGTAGCAGCAAACATTTCAGCTGCCCTACCTCGAATAGCTGCATTAGTGGTTTGTCTGTTTGCTGCAAATTGTTTATTGAAACTTTCTTTTTGAAATTTCAGACCCTTCTTAATAAGCCCATATTGCTTCATTGCTAGGAATGCTTGAGCACCACCAGCTGCGACCCCAAATGCATCTCTACCAAAACCAGGCTTTTTAGGAGTACCTACGATATCTTTGTACCCCTGGTTAACTCGACTAAGAAATCCCGGTCGAGCTCCACCAGGTTGAGCTCCACTAATTTGCCCTAATCTACTTCCGCCGCTAAATATCTTTCCTGATGCGCCTTGTCCGAGATTATCCATATGTTTACTAAATGAATTAATAGACCCACCTACATTTTGTTTGCCTCCGAACAGATCTGGAGATAAATCCAATGGGTTCCTTGTATCAATTAAAGAATTATAATTACCAAAATCAGGTATCAGACCCTGAGTCCCATTATTTCTATTATCAAAAACCATTATGTCAATCCTCCTAGTGTAGGTCTATGTTCAGGCAATAGTAAAGCTAGAGCCGTAAAGTCATGCACGAAATCAATAGTAAGTGTACCTATATTACCAGAATGGATTGTACGGGTGTAATACTCATCTGGTGTCTCGCCAAATACTATGAAAGGGGTGAGTATATTTGAGTTATCTTCTAGTAATGCGTTAGCACGATCAAGTTCTTTATACTTTTCTTCTTTTAATAATTCAAATTCTTTGTTTTCTTTACGTAAAAAATCTTCAGTGTAATCTTGAATAGCAACTATTAACCCAAGACCTATCTCCAGTAAGTACGTTACTGTTACATCTATAAGTATCTGCCCGAAAGCGACACCTTCAAATATTAGCCCTTCAGGGTAGAAATACGCAGTAGCTATAAGGATCACTGCAGCAATAAAACTTCCTTCAATCCCTATAAGTGCTACTACTTTACGTAGTACATAACTAATAACCATTCCTATAGCCGCCGTGATAACAATGATTACTGCCCATGCTACGGCTACTCCTGCTGCTGCTAATACTGTAGCAAATATAGGTCCCAGTATAGGGCCTAAAGTACCAAAGGAAGCTATGGTAGCTGCAGTCACTAAGACGATTACCACCACTGTAATAAGGAATTTAACTGGGCCTGTTTGCCACCACTTAAGTTTTATAGTCTGTTTGCTATTAAGGATAATATGCATAGATCTAGAATAGAACTCTTCCCTAACTATCAGCCCGTAATTCTGGGATATTGAGTAATCCACAGGAATTAAACGGATATCGTCATTATTAAAACTTGTTGTAAGATACTTACCAAAGACATGGTATCGGATCTCTAACCCAATGATCTTAATTTCTTCATAAAAATTAGGAGATATTTGATGACGGTAATTGTGTATATTATTAAAAGCTTGCTTAGACCGCTTTACCTCGTTTCTCCGACTTCCAAAGAAGAGCTCAGAAGGTTCACTAGTTATCGCAAACGTATAAGTACCTACCTCACCAATACTACCTGCAAATATACGTTTCTTTATGCTTATAAGGTTTAAAGATAATTTAAATCTTTTATCTTCTATAACATGAGTGTGATTAAAATAAGCATGATTTTTGCTTTTCTTAAATAACTCAACGTCAGGAAATGTACTGAAGAAGTCAAATAAGTACCGCTGATCTAGTGGGTTTGTTGAATTAGCCGGTACAGCTAATACGAGCATGGCTTGTTCAACAAATTCAGCACCCTCAAGAGAATTGATGGAGTCTGCCATGTCATCATAATCTAGGTTTAAATACTTAAGTAACTTCTTATTACCAATATAGGATTCTGATGTCTTATCAGTTGTTTCTGGAATATTATCATAACGAAAATAGGAAAAAGGAAAAAATTTACCATTTGCTGTAACAGGAGGGTTAACCATAACATCTAATGCAGGGTAAACGCCCGTTCTTGGGTCATACGCCATATATTTTATTTCAGTACCCAAACTGTATTTAATATGTAAGTATGACGCGCCTTCCTCAAAAGCATTAGGAGTTATTATAACGTTGGAAGTGCTAAATTCCTTATTTGCTAATATCCCTGTAGCCCATGAATATGTGACTAATGCTTGTACCGCTGTAATAGTATCTAACTCAACAATTGGAGAAGGTAGACGTAATCCAGATAATGATAATGTAAAAGATCTACTAGGTGTATTACCCACATTAGCAGGTGTATCCCATAAAGCGAGTTCCTCAGCACTATATTCAAAACCATCCCCTAGAGGAACTTGCAAAACCATATCGTCTAAAAATACAGGAAACCCCACAGAAGCAGACAATACAGGCAATTCATTAGTTACTGGGTTATATTCATATACCCTAATAAGTTCCATCCATGCAAAATGGAAATAATTACTAGGTTGAAAGTAACTATATATAACCCGTATTATATTAGTAGAGGAGTTATGCATCTCCGCAAGTGTGGTAATGACTGTGGATTCATTAATTCTCCCAGAAGAAGCTAACCCACTAGGCAAACCATGGACGTATTTATCTCTCCCGTAGTTGTACATTCTACTAAGTTTAAAGGATATACTCCCAAAAACCTGCTCTTCTACAGTAGGAAGTAGAGGATCTCCTGTCATTAAGGAAATTAACCCCCCGGTCTCAATTGAATTAGGAATAGAGTCATCATCAAGGACTCTACTTACAGATGTACCTACTGTAGTTCTCTTTGCCACTAGCTATCCTTTAAATAAAAGAAAGGGGCTATTATGCCCCTTTCCCCAGGTTTCTCTATCGACAATACTATACTACTACGCCAATACCTAATCCTAATTTATTTATAACCGCACCAATCTCATTATCACCTAAGCCATTTATGTTATTTGCTTCGGTGGTTTCATTAGTCATACGGCGTGTTTGCCAAGTGTCTACCAAAAGCTTAGCGGCTTTTTGTTCCGCATCTCTCGCAAAACCGTTAGTTTGGGCAGTGAATAGTAATTTTTGTTTGCCTATAACACTATCTGCATCTACACCAGAACCAGTAGTTTGTGCTTTCTCTGTAGAAACTTTCTGTAGTAGTAATGCGGCTTCTTGATCTGTTTTTAATTTATTTGCCCCTAACAAAGCAAACTCGGCTTCAAGCTTACACTTAGTAGCATTAAGGACAGCGTTCTCGGATATAGCATTTAGAGTTTTCTGTACGATATCCAGAACTTGCTTATCTAACAACTCTCCCTGTTTAGGGATATTTTCCCCTTCTGCTATCAGATTCAATTTCTGCTGAGTTATCAACGTAGTTTGTGCGTCTAACTGTGCCCCTTGCTTAGGAATATTAAGTAACTCAGCGGTTACTGTTTTAATTTGCTCACGAGTTAGAATGGTTTGCTCAATTATTTGAACCTTTTGCGCATCCATTAATGCACCTTGCTTAGGTATATTTACACCTTCCGCAACTAAGTTTACTCTTTGCTGGGTAGTAAGAAGAGTTTGTGCGTCTAACTCCACCCCTTGCTTAACTGCGTTTGCTGCTTCAATTACTAAATTAGCCTCTTGTTGTTTTACTACCTCAGTCTGAGCCTCTATTTGTAATCCCTGCTTAGGAACATTTAACGTCTCTGCAATTACACCTTTCTCTTGCTCTTCAGTAAGAGAAGTCTGAGCAGTTAACTGAGCAATCTCAGCAGGGATCTTTAAGACATTGGCCTGTAATATAGCAAGTTCAGCTGCAGCGTTAACTATCTGTGCATCGACTAATTTAGTCTGTGATTCAATTTGAAGTACTGAGGCATTAGCCTTAATAATTTCAACTTGTGCTAACAGAATCTGTTGCTCAATTAGTTCCGCTTCAAGGGAGACTTTATCCTTACTAAGTAAGAACTGAACTGCAGTGTTCATTACTGTCTCAAGGGAACCCAAATACACCGTGGCATACTCAGGCCCCTTGATGCGATTCTTAAGGAACTCTTGCTCAAGATGAACCTTATTCGCACGCATCAAGGTATCGAAAACCCCTGTACCATCAATAGTTGCTTCTGATAACTGGGGGAGAGTGACAGGGACAATCGTTAAATGTGTCATTCGTTTACCTTAAATTAATCTTCTAATGATTTGGTTGCTGCCTGTGTTGCGGCTAATGCATCAAGCTCAATTTGAGTTAATGAGGGTAATTCTTCAATAGCGAATTCTCTAATCAGTTTACCCTTACGATGTTTACGCCCTTGCTTATCAGTAATGGTATTAAACACCTGACACTGTCTTCCCCGTAGGACGCCTAAGATGATATTGCTAACATGCCATCCCTCTTCGCCAGCATTATAAGGGATGAATTGCTTGATCGTAGGAACAACCCTATTACCTGCTGAAAATATTTCACCAGCGTAATCCTTCTTGTTTGGGTTCATACATGTGATACGTACGCGTATCTTCTTCTGCGCGTGTTTCTTCATACGCATACGCATTTCCCCTTCTGTCTCAGGGATAGCTACAGGAACCGGCTCAGGCTCAGGCTCTACTGTGGGGGTAGGAATAGGGGTATTAGCAGTTTCATTTAATAAGTCTAATTCTGTATTCACTTTCTCTTGTAAGGCGTTCAGCCCAATAGAAGGGTGATAGGTAATTTTGAGTTCGTCAGCTTGTTTCTTAAGTGCTTCTAATTTGGTAGGCATACTAGGTGTTCCTCTCATTGAGTATAAAAATATTGGG